CGTGAATGGCGGGATTGGGACTACGGTCTCAAGCTGCGCGGCTGGCAGGGGTACGCGCTCGATCGGGCTCTGGAGTATTACCCGGAATCGGGGGAGTTGTGCTGGCCGACGGTCGTGCTGACAGTCGCTCGCCAGTCGGGTAAGTCGGTTCTTTCGCGTGCGATCTGCATGTGGCGGCTTCACCATGCGGAATTGTTCGGCGAACCCCAAACGATCCTGCATGTGGCGAATAAGCGGGCAACCGCCATGGAGGTTATGCGGCCGGCAGGCATTTGGGCGGTCGAAAAGTACGGCAAACAGGCGGCCCGGTGGGGTAATGAGCGGGCAGGCATCGAGTTACCGTCCGGCGACCGATGGCTGATCCACGCGGCGAACGATTCGGCTGGCGTCGGCTTCTCGATCAACATGGCGTTTCTCGATGAGGCATGGAGCATCCCCAGTCAGGTGTTTATGGGGGCCATCGCCCCGACCATGGCCGAGCGGCTCATGCCGCAGGCATGGCTCGTGAGCACGGCCGGCGACTCTAGCTCTGACCTCATGGCCTCATATCGGCAGCGGGCTATCGACCACCTCGGCTCAGAAGATCCGGGAAACATTCTCCTGCTTGAATGGTCAGCCCCACCGACCGCCGACCCGGACGACCCCGAAACCTGGAAATACGCCAGCCCCGAATGGAACGAAAAGCGCGAGGCCTTCCTTCGCGGCCAATGGGAAAACATCGAACAGTCCTCGTGGTTGCGCGAATACCTGAACATGTGGGTACCTCGAGCTAATCATTGGCTCAAGGATTCATGGTGGAAGGAAACCACGAGCGACGAGGCCCTGCCGGTCGCGGCCACATGGTCGGTCGCCGTCGAATCTGACTTTGACGGTATGGGTCACGCCGTGGCGATAGCGGCCCCGCTCGAGGACGGGCGGATCGTGTGCCGAGTCACGACTCACCGAACGATCCGTGACGTGGACACACGTCTAGGGGAAATCCGCAAGGATCACCCCAACATATTCATACAGGTAACTCCGGGCTATGTCGATCGCCTCCAGGAGCGTTTCGACGAGCTAGTCGGCCAGCGCGAGGCCGCGGCAGCCACGCAAAACATACTCGACCTATTCGACCGCCGAGCCTTACTGCACGAGGAATCCGAAACGCTCCTGGAGCATTTCACCCAATCGAATATCTCTAAGCGGCAGGGCGGATGGGTCATGTCGGCCCGCATGGGCCATGGCGGTGTGTACGCCGCTCGGGCGGTCATGTTCGCCGCCTACCAGGCCAGCAAAACTCCCAAACCCCTAGCGCGCATCCATACACGCCGACGCGCATAAACCGCGAAAAGCGCGACCACTTGACCGCCGTGTGATATGGGACCAGAATTACACCCGTGGCGTTTCCCCGTTCACTAGCGATCGTGCGGGACCATGCTCGAATCCAGGAAGCGGCAGCGCGAATGGAAGCCGAGCCGGTCCCGCACGTCCGCGACATTTCCGCCACCATCCTCGGCCTAGTCCAAGGCATGTCGACCTACGCCACGACCATGAGCGTTGCGCTGCAGGTGCCGGCATTCACCAAGTGCCTCAAGGTCTACACGCACACGATTTCGGCCTTCCCGCTCAAGGAATACATCGGCAAGGATCAGGTCGTCGCTCGGCCTTTCCTGAACCAGCCCGACCCGGTGACTACCTACGGCGCGGTCATGACCCGCACCGTGACGGATCTCCTTACCCGAGACGTGGCCTACTGGCATATCACGGCCCGCTCGTGGGATGGGTTCCCCAGCGCAATCGAATACATGCCGTATGACCAGATCTCATTCACGCCCGCGGCCGACGCCTCAATGGAGGTGTTCCCCAGCCTGGGACAGATCTACTGGAACGGCGTTGCCGTGCCCATGCGGGACGTGATCCGCTTTGACGGTGACGGCCTGGGCGGATGGCTCAAGACCATGGGTAGCGCAGTCAACACCGCCGCAGCCCTCGAGGCTGCCTGCCTCCGCTACGCCGAATACCCGCAGCCCAATGTCGTGCTCAAGAACTCGGGCGCGGATCTGCCGGCCTCGGTTGTCGACGAGCTGCTGACCGCGTGGGAGGCCGCCCGCACCGATCGCTCGACCGCCTACCTGAACTCGACGATTTCGACCGAGACCATCGGCGGATTCTCGCCAAACGATATGCAGCTGACGGATGCCCGCAACGCCTCCGCGCTAGCAATCGCCCGGCAGGCAAACCTCGACGCCATGTGGGTCAACGCCTCGACCCAGGGCTCGAACTTGACCTACAGCAACCGCACGGACCTCTACCGTCAGCTCCTCGACCTCAGCCTGACGCCCGTCATGCGCCTCATCACCGAGCGACTGTCCATGAATGACATCACGCCCAGAGGCCACTCGGTCGACTTCGACACATCGATTTTCCTCAAGGCCAACGCCTCCGAAATGACCTCACTCATCGCCACGCTCCGCCCCCTCGGTGTGATCTCCGAGGACGAGGCCCGCGACCTGCTCGACCTGCCCGACATCATCACCGCCGACCCTGACGCGAGGCCATAATGCAGACCACCGAATTTGCCGCCGACCTCCTCCTCGACATGCGGGAGGACGCCGAAAACTCCGACATCGTGGCATCCGGCTACGGCCGAGCCGTCCCCTACGGCGTCGAGACCCGCATCGGACAGGTGCGCGAATCCTTCGAGGCAGGCGCATTCGACCCCGCCGAGGTCATCGGCAAGCCCCTCGCCTACCGCCACGGCGAGCCCATCGGCGTCGTGACCGAGGCCAAGAATGAACCGGACGGCCTTTACGTCGGCTTCGATATTGCGAACACCGTGCAGGGCCGCGACGCCGCCACACTTATCCGCACCGGCTCAGCTAAGGGCCTGTCTGTCGGATTCACCCCTGCCGATTCCGTGTGGAATAAGGCCCGCACCATCGTGAGGCACACTCGAGCAATGCTCGGAGAGTTGTCAGTCACCCACATGCCCGCTTATCCGACAGCCGGAGTGAGCGCGATCCGAGAGGAAGAATCCATGTCAGTCGAAACCGTCGAGGTGGAGACCGCCCCGGCGGCATCCGCAGACATCCAGGCCCGTGAGGCCATCGCCGAGGTGCGCGAGCAGCTCGCAGCAGTCGAGGCCCGCAGCCTCACCACCGTGGCGTCACACCCGCTCGACCAGTACCGCTCGTTTGGCGAGTACGTCAAGGCCGTTTACTCGGGTACCGAGGACCGTGCGCTCGACGTCTCCAACCTTGCCGACGCCCCCGGCCTCGTGCCGCCCGTCTGGTACCGCGACATCAAGGGCGTGCTCGATCGTGGTCGCCCCTGCATCAACGCCGTGGGCGGTGCAATCTCCGCCGCAGGCGCAGGCCTGACCATCAATTGGCCGTACTTCGACGGTGATCTCTCCGCAATCGTGGCAGCCCAGGCAGCCGAGAACGACGAGATCAACTCCGCCGACATCGACATCAAGAAGGGCACCGCGACCCTCGCAACCTACGCCGCAGGCAACCGCCTCACGATGCAGGTCATCGAGCGCACCGACCCGTCCTACGTCGACGCACACATGCGCATCCTCATGGGCGCATACGGCACCGAGACCGACTACGCATTCCAGACCGGTCTCTGGGCCAACGACACGGCAGGCGTCGACTACGACTTCTCGGCTGACACCACCGGCTCGGCATTCGTCGAGGCCGTCTGGGCCGCAGCGGTCGACGTCGAGAACGCCACCGGCCAGCCGGCCGAGGTCGTCTACGTCAACTCGGCCGTCTACAAGAAGATCGCCGCGTGGTCGTACTTCCAGTCGCAGAACTACGCCAACTACAACGCCTCGGGCACCTTCGACGGTCGCACGCTGCGCGCCTCGGTCATGGGCCTTCCGCTCGTGCTGGCACGCAACTTCGCCACCAACGAGACTCAGGACGCGATCGTGACCAACTCGGCCGCGGTCAAGTGGGCAGAGGACGGCCCCCGCACCATCAGCGCGGATGTCGTCCCGAACCTCGGCCGCGAGTCGGCCGTGTACGGCTACGGCGTCATCACGCCGTTCATCCCCGCCGGCATCGTCGGCATCTACAACCAGGCCTAAACGGTCTAACGGATTAGGGCGGCGACATGGCACTCGTGACGGGTGAGGATCTAGCGGTTGCGCTGGACCTCGATTATGACCCGCCGCTGGAGCCTTACGATCAGGTAGCCGAGGCTGCCGACGATATTGTCGCCGCCCTAATCACGACCGGGGCCTACGAGCTCGAGCCCGCAGCCTGCAAAGAGGCAGCCCTGGCCGTGGCCGTGGAGATTTTCCAGGCCCGCACCGCCGCAGGCGGGCAGGCCGTGGCAACCGATTTCAGCCCAGGCCCCTACCGCCTGTCGGTTTGGCTCACACGTCGAGTTATGTCCCTCCTCGGGCCATACCTCAACGTCGGGGGAATGATCGGCTAATGGCTCTGACCACGGACTCACGAGAGGCCCTAGTCACCGCATTCGCGGGGCAGGGCCTCCAGGTCTACACGACCGTACCTGCCGTGCCTCGGCCCCCAGCCGTGGTGATCGTGCCCGACTCGCCATGGATCACCCACGAGCGTGGCGGCAGCCTCGGCTACCGGGTGCGCTGGAGAGTCCTAATCGTCATCAGCCCCCGCAATAATGAAGCCGCTACCCTGGACGTCGAGAACGCTGTAGACGCCCTCCTGCCACTCATCCCGGCAGGCTTCACCTGGGATGTCGTAAACCCCCCGCAGCTCAATGATGTGGGAGCGCAAGGCACCGTCTACACCACGGAAATAAACGTTTCCGTTTCTATGAAGGAGTAAAAAATGGCAGTTGTTTCCGTGGCTGGTGCCGCGTTCACCGTCCAGGTTGGCGCGACCCAGTATGAGGACCAGATCACGACCGGCTCAATCACCACGACGCCGACAATCGTGCGCACCAAGACCCTCGGCGATGTGGCATTCGACCAGACCGACCTCAACAGCTCGGTCTCGCTCGACTTCCTGTACGACGAGAACACGGGTCTTTACGACGCGCTCCAGACCGCGATCGCCGGCGCCACCTCTGTCGCCGTCACCATTGAGTCTGCGGTCGGCGTGTGGACCGGCTCGGCCATGTACATCGACTCGGCCGACGTCACGTTCGACGCCGCAGGCGTGGCAACCTGCACCGTTTCCCTCCAGGGAACGGTATCGTTCGCCTAACAGCAACCACGAGTGAACGGGGAAACCGCCATGTACCCAAGCATTAGCGTCCAGACGTCAGACATGACCGAGCCGCAGACCTATCAGATTTGCTCCGCGGATCTCATGGAAGCCGAGGAACTTTACGACAAGGCCAAGCGCAAGCCCGGCACCATGGGCATCCGCTTGATCTGCGCCTACATTCACGTCACGGGAGAGAGCCCCATCACTCTCGCCCAGGTCAAGACGTGGGCAAAGGAAAAGGCCGTTTGGGCGGAGGACGGCGAAACGCCGGACCCTACCCAACAGGCTCCGTTAGAAGATTCATAACGCAAGTTGCCGTAAGGATCGGCAGGCCCATCGAGGAGGTGGCCGCCTACGACGCCAGGCAACTCGCCACCATCGTGGAGGTACTCAATGGCACCCAAGACCTTTGAGACCTACGTCGATGGCCTAGATGACATTCTCCGAGCCTTCCGTAATTTGCCCAAAGAGGCCTCGGCCGAGCTGCGCCAAGCCTCCCAGGCGGTGGCCGACAAGCACATGGCCCCCGCATGGCGCGAGGCGGCACTCAACTATGCCGGGCCCTGGGGACAGGTAATTGCCGATTCCGTCAAGGTCAAAAAAGACCGCGTGCCGGCCGTCAACATTGGCGGGCAGCGTAAGAAATTCTCGGGCGGTGCCTCGCCGACCATGGTCCGATATCTCACCGACAAGGGCGATAGAGGCCGGGCAGGCTCTCAGAAGCGCGCACCCGAGGCATTCGGCCAAGGTACGGATTGGATTTCGCAGGTGCGCCAGTATCAGGGCGGTGCCATGGAAGAATGGGCCAAGGCCGTTGACCGCATCGTGCTCAAGTGGAGGTATCTCTAAATGGCTATGGGCAAGACACTAACGGTCTACCTGGCCGCCGACGTCGACAAGCTGCGCAAGGGCCTCAAGTCAGCCGACGATTCATTCACGGTATTTGGAAAGTCCCTCAATAGCCTTGTCGGCCCCGCGTTGATTGGGGCGACAGCGGCCGCAGGCGCATTTGCCATCAAACTTGGAGTCGACGCAGCCCAGGCCGCTATGGCCGAGGAAGCCGAACTAACCAAACTTGGCACAACCCTCGACAACCTCGGATTCGGCAGCCAATCCGAAAAGGTCAACAAGTTTATCGACGACCTGCAATACACCGCGGCCGTAACCGACTCGGAACTCCGCCCGGCTTTCGATCGCCTGGTGCGCTCTACAGGCTCAGTCGAGGAAGCCCAGGCAGCCCTCGGCCTGGCCCTCGACGTCTCCGCCGGCACGGGCAAAAGCCTTGAGGCAGTCTCTAACGCGCTAGGCAAGGCCTACGACGGCAACACGGGAGCCCTGGGCAAACTTGGGGCAGGTATCGACGCGGCCACGCTCAAGTCTGGCGACATGAAGGCCATCAATGAGCAGCTAACGGCCACATTCCATGGGCAGTCGGAAGCCGCAGCGAACACCGCTCAAGGCGGAATGAAGAAACTCCAAATTGCCACGGACGAACTCATCGAGGCATTCGGCACGGGCCTTATTGGCGCAGTAGGTGAGACCTCAACCGAGCTGGAAAACGCAGTCGAACGTATGCGCGCCATGCAGCCCGCCGCCCAAAACGTGGGCAAGGCAGTCAACGAGGCAGGAATCGGCGCAATCGGTTTCGCCGACGCCATGCTCGAAGTAAACGATGCCCTCTCAACAGGTCGCCTCAAGGATGCCTGGAACATTCTCTGGCAGACCGGCGACGCATTCGATCAGGCCGTCAAAAAGGCCCGCGCCTACGGCAAAGAGTTTGAGTACATCCAATACGCAGCGTATGAGGCGGCCGCAGCCACGCGGGCCGTATTTGCGTTCGGTGGAGCCGAGACGGGTGGCACGCCTACGGCGGCCTATAACGGCATGAATGAGATGAATAACATGCTGGCCCGTATGCGCGACCGTCTCAAGAAGGCAGCCGACGCGGCAAGCGGCTCAGGCGGCGGTGGCGGTGGCGGAAGCCTTACCAGCGCAATTGAGAAAATGAATCCCAAGCTGCGAGCCCAAATTGATCTGGTGAAGGAACTCACCAGCAAGGTCGGCGACGCAGGCAAGGCACTCGAGGCAGCCCGCGACGAGATGAACTCGTGGATTTCGGGCATGGCAAAGAACATTCTCGGCGGCATCGACCTCGGCACCATCCAAGAATTCGACGACGCGGGCAAGCGCACCGGGCAAAGCCTGCTCGCAGGCTTCCAAAAGCAGATCGACCAGGCGGGCCTGTTCGGCACCTACCTCAAGCAGCTGAACTCCGAGGGTGGCCCGGAACTCCGGGATGCCGTGGCCGCCCTCGGCCCCGAGGCGGGCAACAAACTCGCCAAGGAAATCATCGACCAGGGCCTCATCCCGACCATGCAGTCAAAGCTCGTAGACGTGCAGAGCATGGCCGAGACGACCGCGGCCGAAATGGTGCCGCCCATGCTCGTGGCAGGCGTGGCCTCGGCCTCGGGCTACCTCATCAAGATGCAGAACGAACTCGACGCCTCAACCTCGATGCTGGAGGAAATGGGCCGGAAGATGGGTAAGACGCTTTCGGAGGCCATGGTCGAGGAGATCCGGGCGGCCCTGGCCGCGGCTGGTGTGGCCCAGGCTGGTGCCGCCAACGTGCAGGCAGGCCTCCCGGCCGACGCCCTCTCGGCCCAGGCCCAGGTCGCGCAGCGCATCGACAATCCGTTCATGAACTCGACCGCGATCATGCTGGCAATTCAGCGGGCAATCGCTGACTCTGACCAGCGTTTGGGCCGCACCGGGCAGGTCGTCCTCCAATGACCAGCCCAGTAACGCACATCATCATCGGGGGCGTATCCCTCGACCTAAACGACGTCGAGTACCAGGTCTCGATCACTCACGGCCGTAATGACATCAAGTCGCAGCCCGAGGCCTCAACGGCGGTCATTGCGCTCCGCGGCTCAGCGGGCCTCGACGTGGCCCTAGCCGACTCGGTAGACATCGCAGCCTGGAGCACCACCAGATTCACGGGCGAGGTATCCGACCTCCAGATAACCCACCTGTCTACAGTCCCGCCGACGGCCGTCACCTCGATCACCTGCATCGGCAACCTGTCCAACCTCGGTTCCCGCGTGACAGGCTCCGCCGGGTACGCCTCCGACACGGTGTACGCACGGGCCGAGGAGATCCTGACCGACTCAGGCGAGACCTACATCAACGGCGGCACCTCCAGCCTTGAACTATTCGCCGTAGCGTCCGGCAACGCCGTCCCGCAAACATGCCTCGACGGGCTCCAGGGCCTCGCCGAATGGTCAGGGGCGACCTACTTTGACATGCCCGACGGGACTGTCGTATTCGAGTCCTACGGAAACCGAGGCATCACCACGTTCGCAGGCGCGTGGGCCAATGTGCCCGACGGCTGGGCAGGCAACGAGCGGACATGGGATTCATTCCCCAGCAGCTTCGCGGGCGTCAGCCTGCCCGGCGACGGCGTGATCTTCACCCCCACCTGGAGCCAAAACCAGGTCTCCATCATCAACGACGTCTCGGTCTCCCACGGCGACCCCGCCTCCTACCATCAGGCGACGGACGCGACCTCGATCGCCACCTACGGCCGGCGGGCTCTGACCATCGAGACAGGTCTCAAGACCTCGACGGATGCCGAAACCCGAGCCTCCGAGATCCTGCTCGCCCAGGCCCTGCCGCTCTGGAACCTCGGCAACATCTCGGTCTACGTCGACCAGCTGACGGAAACCGACCGCAACCAGGTGCTCAGCCTCATCTCGGGCATGTCCGTCATCGTCAACGATCTGCCAGCCCCCGCGCCATTCGTGCAGTTCCTCGGCATCGTCGAGGGCTGGTCCGAAACGTACACACCAGGGCAGCACATTCTCACCCTGTCCATCTCAGACCCCAGATACTCGTACCAGACGGTTACCTGGGCAGGTGTCGATCCTGCGCTAGCATGGGGAGACGTGAATCCCGAAATCATTTGGTACAACGTAGTAACCGCCGACGACCTAATCGCCGCCTAGGAAGGGCACAGCATGGCAACCACTACAGGAGGCTCGACCTACGTCACCTCGACGGATCTCGTAGCCGACTACCCGACGGCCTCCCTGGCCCTTGCTAATCGCGTTGACGTCGTGGCCTCCGGCTCGATGTCCAAGAAAACGGCGTCCTACACGGTCACCGTGGCCGATATTCTCGCCGGAACGACGATCTGCATGAACTCGGCAAGTGCGACCGTCATCACGTTGCCCTCCACCAGCCTCGTCAACGGCATGACACTCAACGTCTATAGCGTGAACACGGGCGCGGTCACGTTTACAGGCGGGACCGTCACGGGCACCGTCAACTCGATCACCACGCAATACACCGGGGTTAGCCTCCAGTACGACAGCGCAGCCGCGGTGTGGTGGTGCCTCCCTTTTTCCGCTGGGGTCGTAGCTGCTAATTTCACAAATACAGCGACGGCCACCTACACGGGCTACAAGGCCGTACGATTTACAGGTAATGGCACGCTTACCATTGACAAGGCTGGGCTAGCGGACATATTCATCGCTGGCGGCGGCGGTGGTGGCGGATCAGCCGGATCTGGCGGCGGTGCGGGCGCATACTTCATCAACGCAGGAATTTATTTGCCAGCGGGCTCATACACCGTAACTATTGGAGGCGGCGGCGCAGGAGGCGCGGGCGGAACCAATAACCCTGGCACCGACGGCGGTGATTCTCATCTGAGCGGGTCGATAACACTGGTTGGGATGAGGGGCGGCAAGGGGGCGGGTTTCGGCAGTACTGGCGGAGGCTTCGGCAATAACGGCGGTAGTGGCGGAGGTTCGTCTAACGGCCTGCCCGGATATGGAGTGGCTTTCCAAGGATGGTATGGAGGCTCTAATACTGCTGGCAGCACGGGCAGCGGTGGCGGAGGCGCTTCGGCAGCCGGCATTTCCGGCGGCGCAGGTGGAGCAGGATCATCCAACACATATGCCACTGGCACATCGACAACCTATTGCGGTGGCGGCGGTGGCGGTATCAACGCTGGCGGCGCAGGAGGCGCGGGTGGCGGCGGTGCGGGCTCGTCGGGCGGGGCAGGCACGGCCGGTACGGCTAACACTGGCGGTGGCGGCGGCGGCGGCGGCGGCGGCTCGGCCGCAGGCGGCGCTGGAGGTTCGGGCGTACTCATAGTGAGGGTGGCGATCTAAATGGCTCATTTTGCGCAGATTACAGAGGAAGGCCTCGTGCTACAGGTCCATGTAATCGACAATGACGACATCGACGGCGGAAACTATCCCGAATCGGAGCCCCTTGGTCAATCGTTCCAGGCCAGCCTTGGAATCGAAGGCACTTGGATCCAATGCTCGTACAGCGGCTCATTCCGTGGCGCATACCCTGGCACCGGATGGACTTATGACTCAGAGCTGGACAAATTCATCCCGCCCAGCAACCCGACACCCGAAATTGAGGAGACCCCGTGAGTGAGCAGCAGGCCGAGGAAATCGTCGAGGCCCTGGAGCCCGTCGAGGAGCCGAAGAAGCCTAAGAGCCGCAAGAAGGCCCCCGCGGCCGACCTTGGCCTCAACCCCGCCACCATCCGCGCACGCGCCATTGTGCTCGGCCGACTCAAAGGCTGACCCGTGGCCTGGACCGACGTCGTGGGAATCGTTGTCGCCTCCCTGACCGCGCTAGCGTTCATCCTGGGCGGTCTCATGTGGTTCATTCGCGCCGTCGTGCGTCAAGAGCTGGAAAAATACACCAAGACGATTCAGCCCGGCTACCGCAACGGCGGCTCCAGCCTGGCCGACATCTCAGCCAAACTCGACGAGCTAGCATCTAAACTGTAGGAGGTGGTCGGCCATGGGTAAGTGGCTCGCAGGTACTTGGGAAGGTACCGCAACTAAGGCAATCATTGGAGCGGCCTTAGGCGCGCTACTCTCATGGCTGACCACCGCCGACATTCACCCGCTCGTCGTGGGCCTCGGCGCGGCCATCATCCCGGTCGTGGTGAATCTCCTCAACCCGGCAGATATTCGCATGGGAGTCGGCAAGCAGCCCAGGCCCGAGGACATCGCCACCATGCACGAGTTCGAGATCGAGGGGGAGTAGTGGCCCGACTAGTCGCCGGAGGCGTGACCCTCCGCAACCAGATCAACAAGCGATGGCCCAAGCGCGACAAGGCCTCTGACGGGTGGATCGGTGACAAAGCCCACGCGGCTCGCCAAAGCGACCACAACGCCGACAGCCGCGGAATCGTTCACGCCCTGGACATCGATAAGGACTTGGACCCCAAGGATCCTGGGGCGGCCCAGAGGCTCGCCAACCAGATCGTCGCTTACGCGGCCTCGGGCCTGCCCGGCTCTAACCGCATCAAGTATGTGGTCTACAACGACCAGATCGCCTCGGGCACCTACGAGGCCTCAAAGTGGCGTTGGCGTGGCAAGGGCTACGGCCACATGCACCACATTCACGTCAGCTTCACGACCAAGGGCGAGAACAATGCGCAGACTTTTCCCCTACCGATTCTCAACACGTGCGAAAAATAGCGCGTAAACCGCGCAAACCCTGCTAACGTCTACCTCGAAAGGGGAAACGATGAGCGAAATCATTACACCAGGAGAGGCCGCCAAGATCCTCGGCGTCTCCACGGATACAGTCGGACGCTACCTCGACCTCGGCATAATCGAGGGACACAGAACGCCCGGCGGCCAGAGGCGAGTAAACCGCGACAGCGTGGAAGCAATCACGCGTACTCGCGTATCGCCTACCGTGACGATCATTGAGGCCGGGTGATTATCGCAGCCGTAGCAGCTGCGGCGATCCTCGCAGGCCCGACATATGTAATACCGCCCGACCAGGCCGCCTACGTTCATTGCGTGGCCGAACGGGAGTCACACAGCAACCCGCGCAGCACCAACCGAGCAAACGGCTATTTCGGCATGTTCCAGTTCAATGACGCCCTAACCGATGGGGCCACTTGGATGATGCTTGATTGGCTCAAAACCTGGCACCCACACCCGAGACGATTCGCGGCCTACCTCCGCACCGTCGAAATGCACAAATGGCCTAGGAACCTCCAAATAGCGGCCATGGTTGAAACACTCAACCACCGAGGAAAGTGGTCAGGAGCCCACCATTGGGCCGGCGGCCGCTGGACCTGCACACCAGGAAAGTAGGGGAAATGTCACTTCAGTATTTTGTCAGAGTCCTGTTCTACATTGGGGCCACCGCGGTCGGCCTGGCCTTTATGGGCCTCATCGGCTGGCTAGAGGCTCCCGGATTCCAGTAACAAACACAAACAAACACGAAGGGGAAACGATGCAGGATGGAAGATTATTTGGCACAACGCTTGACGACTGCTCTACTTGTGGTCGGCCTATCCGGAATAGCGTTTGCAGCTGGTGTGCTAGTCGGAGCGGCTACGAAGCCAAAGCCGCAGCCACCGCGGGAGTCGTCAAGGATGCCGAGTGGCACCAGCGCGCTAATAACTACCGACGCGGGCTTGGTCCTGGGCAGACAATCACCGCCGACGACATTCGGCTGCACGTGGGCCTACCCTGCGGATCAAGCAATCAAGTGGGAGCTCTAATGCACTCCTGGGCCTCAAAGGGCCTTATCCGGGCGGCAGGCTTCACCACCTCGGCCGTCAAGGGCAACCATGGCCGCATCCTGCGCGAATGGGAGATCATGGCATGACTGACCACCTACCCGAGTGCGACTACGAGCGGCAGGACTACCGGGGCAACGACAATCGTGTCTGCTACTGCTCACGGCTCCGTGCCTGCGAACAGCGGGTGCGCGAAGCAGAGAACCGCAACGTGATCGGTTCTGTCAGCCTTGCCGCTATTGGTGAAGCGAATGTTCAGCAGTACCACCGTGGCTATGACGCTGGCCTTGACGCGGCACGGGAAGCGGTAGCGGGAGTCAAGAAGTTTGTTGAGTTTCCGGGGCAGCCAGTCAACTACATCCACCCCGACTTCTTCCTTGCCGCTATCGACGCCCTGAAGGAGAAGCCATGATGCCCTACATCATGTATTCGGCCTCATGCTCCTGCGGGCGCATCCTCGGGCCAACCGTCAAAACAGCCTTGGCTGAGGCCATCAGCCGCCACAAGAAAAACTGTACAGAATGGGGAAACAAATGATCGTCTACCAGTGCAACAACTGCCGCGAAATGATGCACGACGGGGCCTACCTCGTGCTCACACCGCGTGCTGGCATCACTCAGCATTTCTGCTCATGGCGGTGCCTTGAGGTATTGGCGGCTAACCATGGCATTTGATCTGTCGCAATACGAAACCGTCGATACCCGCATTCATAAGTTCTGGGCCGAGCACAAGGGCACCGGGCGCATCCTCACCGAGCTAGTCCACGTCGAGCGGGACGACACGGGGCGACCGCTTCAGTACATTGGCAAGGCCGAGGTATGGATCAACGACATCATGGTCGCATCGGACTATGCCGAGGAGGTCGTGGGCGGCACTCCGGTCAATCGCACCTCAGCCCTTGAGAACTGCATGACATCGGCCATTGGGCGGGCCTTGAGCACCGCCGGCTACTCCAAGGAAAAGTTCCGCGCCTCGATGACGGAAATGACCAAGGCCGAAAGGCTCAAGGGCACACCCGAGGACGACCCGTTCTACCGTCCAAAGTCTGAACCCGTAGTTGAGACTTTCCCGAACGGTCAGCCGATACCCGAGGTAGTCCCAGATCGACGCTCGCCGAGCGGCATCGACAATCCCGCCTCAGCCGCCCAGAAGGGCAAGATCCGGGGCATGGCTAAGGACATGGGCATCACGACACGCGAGGAGTTCATGGGCCTCGTCAATGCTTGCCTAATGGCCGCGAACCTTGATACGGTCACCAGCCTCGACGACCTGGGCAAGCGATCAGCTAGCGCAGTCATCGAGCACATGGCCTCCAGCACGACAGTCGAGGCCTTCACGCAGGAGGGGAACGCATGATCGCAACCGCCAAGGATGTCCGGGCATGGGCCCGCAAAAATGGGATCTCCGTCGGAGACCGTGGCACGATCCAGGCTCAATTGTGGGAGATGTACCTCGAGCATCACCCCGAGGCTAGTAACTAGCTGCGCTACAGGCGTGAGCCCACTACTGCCCGAGTAGCGTGAGCGATGACCGCAACCCAGGGGGCCTACCTTCACCGGATGGCTCTAACCCACGATGGCCGCAAGGTTGAAGGTGGTGGGCCTGCCATGCGGAAATGGGTGCATGGTTGCGGAGTAGTTGCAAGATCGGAAACGATTAGAGGATGTTCGGGGAAGATACTCACTCAACCACCCAGGGACGCTCGGCTCGGCCCGCAGGGAAGAGCCGGGGCGAGCGTCCCCAAACCCGAGGGGAAACAACATGCACACACCAATAGAACTCGACGCCCACTGCCGCAAACCCAACTGCAACTGCGGCCACGTCATCTGCTACCGCGGATGGATAGACACCGACCACACCAGCCCCTGCCAATTCTGCCGACCCGACACACACGAACGATGGCTCATGGCAAACCAGGCCAGGCAGAAGGGCTACCCCATCGAGGCAGTCCACCGCATCCTCGGCAGGCGCAAGATATGAGCAGCCTCCACTCCACCGCCCAGTACCGCGCATGGCGCAAGGAAGTCCTAGCCAAATGCGAACCCACCTGCATCCGATGCGGCTACCCAGTCGACATGACCCTGCCCGGCTCACACCCCGACGGCCCCACCGCAGACCACGCACCACCACTAGCAGAGACAGGCGAGATCGCCCCCAGCCTCGACGCCGCAGGCATCGCCCACCTCAGCTGCAACCGCAGCCACGGCGGAAAAATCGGATCAGCCCGAGCCACAGCCAAACGCAGCGCGAAAAAATCCACCGACCGTTTTTCAGACAGCCGACAGATCAC